ATCGATCAATACATCCCAACTGCTAGTGCTGTTGTTAATACAGCTATTATTGCTACTGTCGCTGCCTCTACTCCATTACTACTTAATGTCATCAGACCTGCTATAAAACAACTTATAAACAAGATTACGAAGAAAAAAAAGGATACCAGTTCTTAATCGTAGAACTGGCAAGCGATTGAAACGAGTGAAGTCACATTGAGTCAATTTGCATAAATGAGCAAAGATCCGAGGTGAACCGATCAGCTAGACAATGAGCCAAGTTGATACAAAGGAAGTCGAAAAGAAACGAAATCACCTCGCAGACGATTAAATCCTAGAGGTGTTAAAAAGGTTTAACGTAATACCTTAAACGATTGATTTGAGATGAATCAGAGAGTGACAAATGGAGGTGAATATCGGTAAATAGTTTCGAGCAAAGGTGCGTTAACACGAGAAACGTTAAATCGTAATGTAGTCACTTCGCAAACCTATTAAGTCATAGAAGTGTTAAGGACAGTTTTAATCGTAAACTGACAACGATTGAATTGAGATAGAACGAGATGAAACGTCAGACGAGTGCAATACGATGTTAAGAGTGAATGAGAGTCGCATGGGAAAGGAGGGGAGTTGACATAAGCGGAATCACAACGAGGTGAGGGGAACGACTAAGAGGAGAATCAAGTCGAAACGTAGTCATCTTTCAGACCTATTAAGTCGTAAAGATGTTAAAGAAGGTTTTGATCGTAAACCTACAACGATAGAAATGAGTCAATAAGACATGAGCCGAAAAGAAATGTAGCGAGTGACAGAAAGTTAATTAGAATCAAACGGAGTCGCACCACTATGAGCCAAAACAAAGCGAATAGATCCGAATGGAGCTTTATTGAGCCAAAGTCATCTTGTCAACCT